ATCAACGCCGTACCTAGCGCGATCGATGCCGATTTAATTTCGGACTCAAGCTTTGCAAACTGACCCGACATCGTGCCTTCAAGTTGTTGATTCATGCCGTAGAATCGACCGCCTTCGCTTGTCGCTGTCTCAAATGCTTTTGCCACCATTTGAGCACTAATCGCACCGTCCTCCATTCGCTTCTTTAGCTCGATCATGCTAACGCCGGTCGTTCGGCTGATTTCCTGCAACGGGTTGAAACCAGCGTTAACCATCTGCAAGACTTCTTGACCCATTAGCCGACCGTTGGCTTGCACTTGACCAAAAGCCAATGCAAGCGATTGAAACTGTTCGGCATTGCCTAAAGAGATCGCAGCGAGCCTGCTAAGTGTTGGGCGCAGTGCATCGGCTTGAACGCCGAATTGAAGCATTGTTTTCCCGGCTCTTGAGAAGTCCGCAAAGTTAATCGGGCTTTCAATGTCGAGTGCTTTGAAGTCATTGAGTAGCTTGGTCGCTTGAGCCGCTGAACCTGTCATGACTCCGAAGGCTACCTTGGTTTGCTCCATTTCAGCAGCAAGCTTGACCGATGTTTTGACCGCCGAAACCGCAGCACTTAGACCAGCGTAAGTCATCGCTAGGTTCTTGATTGAACTGATTGCGGATTGCTGGTTACTGATTGCAGTCTTTTGCTCGTTGACGGCTCTAGTCGTCTGCCCTAGTTGAGCCTGCAAGTTTGCTTGCACTCGTTTGAATTCGTCGGTCGTCATCGACCCGTTTGCAACCTTGATGCGTAGTTGCTCGATCGCTTGCGAATATGTCGCGACGTTCTGAACCGGAATTGATACACCAAGCTTTTTGGAAAGAGTGTCTTGGATTGCAGCGAACCGTTCAGCACTTAAGCCGCCTGCATTGTAGGCTCGCTGAAGTTTCTCCATCTCGGTTGCATATCGATCAAAAGGATCGATTGATTCCTTGGCAAGCCTTGTAATCGATGCCAACTCACCGCGCGTAAACATGCCTCCTTTCTTGAGTTCGTCAACATCCATACCAATCTTGATGTTTGCAATGTTGATCGTTTGAGCCATCGCTTACTTACCTCCAAAACCAAACATTGCCTTAACTTGTCCGGCCATTTCTTTTGCGGTATCCATGCCATCCATCAAGATTGACTTTAGGCTGACTTTTTTTCGAGCGTACCTAGCAGGCATGAACTCCTCGATCTCTGGACAATCCTTGCCGGCTCGAACGAATAGATCCAAGTGCGTTGCGTGTGCCAAGGTCGCTGTCTGTAACCATTGCTCTCCCATTGGCTCAACCTTGTCCCAAGCGACCCACTGATTTAACTGTCCCGCAGGCATCGAGCGAACCCACCGAAGCGGATCCGCAATGCCAAAAGCCAACGCCAGCCGAAAGGCAACCTTTAGCCTTGGGCTGGATCGGATTTTTTTACCAATTCCTCGATCTCTTTGGCATCGTACTTGGACAACGCAAGGCAATCCTCATAAAGCTTGCCGACGATCTGATTTGGCACGCTCTTGAGCCTTTCGGGATCGCTAATGACGCGGTTTCCTTCGATGTCATGCAGGCAATACGAAACTAGAACTCGACGATGCCTAGACCACTCGTACTTCCCGCCGGATTGCATAGCGACTTCCATTTCAGCCGCATCGCCTTCGGACAGTTCGTGCAAAACATATTCCTTGCCGTTGACTAGCACTGGCTTGGTATTCAATGGCCTTTCGACCAAAGCAAAGAATTCATCTTCGATGTTACTCATCTTCCGATTCCTCCTTGCGGATTGCTTCAAGTGCATCCTCGTAGAACTTGCGAGAGTGCTGTTCTGGCCGTTGCACTTCAACCGGATGGCCTTGAACCTGTTCGGCTTGCAATGCGATCGATGCTAGTTCGTCGTCGCTCAACGCATCATGCGGAAACTGGAACAAAGCTTGAATCTGTGCCACCTTGCCGAAAGGCAGATAGCCCACCAAAACACCATTAACGCCGATCTGAAATTGGTTGAGGTCTTTGAGCCGACCGTCAACCGAATATCCTTGTTGCCTAACCAAAGTAAACATGCTCGCTCCTATTAAGCAGCCGTGAAAGTAATGTCGGTTGCACCGTCAAACTGGAGCGTGTAGCTTCCTGTCATGATAGTGCCTTTTTCGAGCGTCGGCGTTTTGACCGACTTAACAAACGCAGTCCCTTGGAACGATCCAGCACCGGGCAAGGTGATCGTGACCGAAATCCCCGCGTAAGGTTCAGACGATGGAATCATCGCTGTGGTAAAAGGGATCGTAGATCCGAGCCAATAGAATTCCACTTCAACTTCGGGATTCTTGCGAAGATCCGAAGGGCGAAGCAATTCAAAACCACCGGCTCCCAGGTCGGTAATATCGAGTTGATCGACCCCGATGGTCATTTCGCCAATTCGTTTTAGCTTGGTAGTAATCAAGCCAGTCCCGGAAATGGTCGCTCCAAGTCCAGTAGTCGGTACAGTCAATGCAGGCATCTTTATGGCTCCCCATAGTGCACCAAGAGGTCGAAGCTAACCAAATACCGATGCTCTTGGTTTCCATCGGTTGGAGTGTCGTTTAGGTATTCGTCGGCACTGTCAAAATCGATTCCTGCAAATGAGTAACCGTCAACAGTACCGCGAAAAAAATCTATTCCTGTTTCTCGAATCGCTTTGCTGATTGAGCTTGCGACCCGTCTTGTAGTTGCGTAGCAATCGAAGGTCACTCGAGCATGAGCCGACTTGGTTACACCGTCAATGGCGTGATCTCGTTCGGTCGATGTCACATAGTAAACGATGGCAGGCAGTTGAGCATTTTGGACAAGTGCATCGGGATACATTCGCTGACCAACCAATGTGGTCACCGTGTTGTAACTCAGCAGCTTCGTCCTCAATGCTTCGCCGATCGCCGACATTACAGCTCCCCGTTGATTACGATGATGTCCCGAGATGCAGCCTCAGCCGAATTGCTGACCACCTTCAGGTATCGAACACCGGCCATAACATCGGTATTGAGTGCCACGAACCGCGATGCCGCAACTGTAACACTGTACTCGGTCGATCCGTTGTAAAGTGCGTAGAAGTTGTTTGCGTCGTCGGAAGCTTGAAAGGTAAACGTAGTGCCTGTCAACGCTGTTGGCGTTCTGAGCGCAAACACCGTCCGACCGCCTTCGAGCGTCAATGAACTTGAAACGGTTCCGCTAGATGCAATGGTTACCTTTGATGTGAGTTGTAGATTTCTAGCCAAGGCGAAGCTCCTTGATTTGCTTTTGTAATTCGTTCATGAAAGCTTGTCCAGCTTGTGATTTCGTAATATCGAAAGCCTTGACGGGTGCTCGATCTTGCACCGGAAAGTCGGCGGTTTGTGCGTCCTTTTTGCGTGTCATATTGTACGGCTTTCCACGTCGGCTGATCCTTGGTATTTGCTGACCTGGCTCGCCCCAAAGGTTGCGGACATACGTTGTGCCTTTTTTGATAGGCATGACGAATTGCTGCTTGTTGCCCTTGTCGAATTTCGCACCGACATAGACAGCCAAACCGTTTCGCATGACCTTATGTCCAAAGTGATCCCGCGAATCATTTTGGAAGGCAGGGTTGTTTTTGTACTTTTTCGACCACTTGAGCCGACTTCCGCCACGAGAGCTTCTAGCTTGCGATTTGCATGCCCTTGCGATCGTTTCGCCAAACGCCCCGAGACACTTACCTAGAGGCCCATTTCGAAGCGTTAGCGGGATCGCATCGACCGCCTTGATGAGCGATTCGTTTATCTCAATGGTTGTTCCCATTACAACACCGCCGCACAAATGATTTCTAGGTATTTCCGAAGTCCATCGACGCGGTTAATGGCTGTGATTCCGTACCGCTCGTTCTCAAAGAGCACGCTCATTTGAGTATTGTAGCCCAATCGGTATCGAACCACGAAAACGGCCCTTGTTCCTGCCTCAAGTTGACGGCCTCGCATGTTCTCAACGCCGCTCGTTGGATTCCATTCGCATGGCTCATTGACGACGTAATTTGACCATGTGATGACAGGTTGACCGCTTGCATCTTGCGTCTCTGTAGCTTGCTGAATCGTGCAACGATGTCGCATCGCGCCGACTCGATGTCTTGATGGTCGTCCTGATCCGCTCATGGGTAGCTAGCCCTCATGAATCGACGTACCAGCATCTCGTATGGTCGCATCGTTTGCAGAGCATCGGACATAACCATGTCGCGATTCTCAAAGTAATTAGCAACTAGCATCAGGATAGCCGCCCTAGCTGCTTCAGGCACGCTTTGCCCGTCTTGCGAGTGTCCCGCCTTGTAGGTGACTTGCCAAGCGTCCCAACGACTGGCCGACACAGGCAAAGTGACCAAGTACGCAAGCCTGATCTGATCGACATGCAACTGATACTGATTTGACGCCCAAGTTTGTAGCGTGTTGTTGCCGTCGTAGTATTGGATCGAGGTGATCGAATGAATCGGAGTCTTGAGCAGCTTGAACCCGTCGAAGATCGAAGCGACACGCAGGCGAAGCGTTTGGAAGCAAGTCACGCTGTCGGTATCGTGCTCCCACTGCTCCCTAGCCGCTCCGATCAACGCTGATAGGTGCGTATCGTGGCTAGTGTCGCTGCTTGCGATTTCGAGTTGTTTTTTCGCCTCGCTGAGCGTCACCGGCTCGGCTGTCGGCTTTGTCACTACTTCCGCTATCAATCGCACTTGCGAAACCTCGCTGGATCATTATTTCGGCTTGACCGGCTTGAACGCCTACCAGCCGAAAACCGACTGGCAGGCCATTCCAATCTTTCAAAAGGATCAAGTCCATAGACTAGACCACGATGCAAACGTCACCGTCTGCAACATCCGAAGAAACGCTCGGCGGAATCTTACCTCGACTCAGGCAAGCAACAGCCGAGATGTAACCGCCGGAAGTGCCATCGCCAAAGGTTGCAACGACCTTGAGGAATGGATTCTTCCCTCGCATGTCGATGTGGAACAAGCAGACCTGGCCATCATCGGTTGCGCTCGGGAGTGCCAAGGTAGCACCGCCAAGACCCGACCCTCCGTCGAATGTCGCTCCGGTAATGTCAGCGTATGTCCCACCTGACGCGTCTGAAGCTTGAACCTTCAATGCACTCATCGCAATGTCAGTTGCTCCGAGCGTCACAGCGATCGTAACGAAGTCCCAATTGCGAGCATCAACGACGCTAGCCGTTGCGGTTGCATTGTCGAGCAATGCACCTGGCTTAATTGCAGCGACCCATTTAGTATGCTGAAGTGCGTTCATGTATCACCTACTTTCCTTTGTTGGTTGTGAATTAGGCAGCGGCCTTGAGTTGAACGATTGGCCCAGCGACGCTAGCCGTTCCAATCTCATGAATATTGATGTCATATCGAATATTGCTGAAGACTCCGATTTGGTCGAAGTCAACATATCGCGACGCATCAGACTTAATGGTCAAGCTTCGACGCATGCCCATCGTGCAAGCCAACCCAAGATCGCCGAAGTAGGCAAACTTGGTCGATCCGCTTATGG